ACCAAGCTTGTTTGCGATTCTTCGCCAGCGAGCTAAATCCGTCCGGTGTTCAATCACAACGCCAGCGGCTTCATCGGCTGCTTCGTTGACGATCTCCTCATCGGTTCGCACATGTTCGCGCGAACCATCAGTGCGAACCTCTTTGCGAACAAGCTTCTGCCTGGTGGCTTTCTGCACCTGTTCTGTGAGGTCTCGCTGCCAACCGTTTTGCGTTGCACGCTTACGGATAGCGGTATCGCTAACGCCATGCTTATCAGCTATAGCGCGTATGGACAACGAACCAGCGCGGTAAGCCGATTCGATGGCCTCCCAATCTGGTGATGCCATATTTTAATTTCCTAGTGCCATTTAATTATTTTTAAAGATGATCAATAGTGAAACACTAACAGGAGGATTTCATGAGTGATAATGGCCCTTTGCTACCTGGTTTAAACCCCGAACACTTAGCTAACATGCAACGATCCCTAGCCTATTCTCGTCCACTTCCAGACCCGAACTTTGCCGACCAGTTTTATTACAGGCTCATACGTTGGATAAATGACTTCCATCGAGATTTGGATGATGAGCATGAAGTAGGAGGCCAGTTGGCTAGCTTTGGGAGATTCGTAGAGTTCCATTTCACCGACATTAGCTACTGGAACCCATCCCTAATTTCTTTTATCGGCAAGCTAGAGGACGGAAGTCCTGTTGAGTTAGTTCAGCATGTAAACCAAATCAACATTTTATTGATCAAGAAGAAGCGCCTGAAGCCTGACGAGCCAAAGAGACCAATCGGTTTCGCCTCTTGGCCTGAATATGACGAATATAAGAAGTAGTCGACCCATCATCAGGCGCACTCGCAAATGCGCCTTGAGATGGTCACGCCGCCTTGCCTTCCATCAGTGAGACCATATCGGGATCAAGTTGGTCAATTAGGTTTTGGCGGGCTTCATTCAACAGTGCTTTTCTTCCACCTGAACCCCACTTACCCATCTTGCTAGCGCATTGGCTGATATCTTTCGTTTCGCCGCCAATCAGGTGGTCTAGCCGGTTAAGCTGGTTGAGAATGTCGAGCGACTTGGTTCGGCTTTCGATGAATGTGTTGTAAACACGATCTCGAACTCAGGCTTAATCCATGCCGCGTAGCGAACGGCAATCATCTCTACGCCCCAAACACTTTGGGAATCGCCGCCACGAATTACCTTAAGTGATTGATTATGTTCCAAAGGACTTTTTTGTCCTCTGGCATCCAGCGCATACACGAAGCGCTTTACTGATGAGCTGCGGATAAACTTGCTTGGCTTCTGCGATTCTGTCGCTTCACCATTCAGGACGGCAGCGGCATGCAAGTCGTTTAAGCAATAGCGGCCTTCACTGTCCACTCGGACGGAAACGCCGTTAACGGTTACGGTTGGATATGTCATGGTCGATTCCTTTTAGGAAGATGAGCCTGTCGCACAGAACAGCCGCCACCCGAGAGGCCGCCATGATGCCAACGGTTGTTCTCAGACTCAGCTTTCTGAAAGGCTCGGGTTTGATTTGCGCGTGCGAGGCGCATAAAAAAGGCCTCGCGAATGCGAAGCCGATGGTTCTCGTTGTAACGTAGGGTCAGGTAAAACTATTTTCTGCACTGCTCAATGATGTACTGCTGCAATCCGGCTATTTGCTTCCCGGCAATTTCGATACGACTTCTGAGGGTCCAATAATTTCGCTCAGCGGAGTCAGCAAGTCGGGGGCTGGTTGCATCATCCACGCCGGTGGTGCCGGTGTCGTTGTTCGCTGGGCACTTTGCGTTGAGCTGCAGCCGACGCTTGCCAGTAGCAACATCATCATGCAGCAGATCGATAGTCGCCTGAGCATCAGCTAGTTCCTTCGTGTATTTAGCGTCGAGAGCGGCAACATCGCGCTGACGCACCTGCATGTCATCAATCGTGGCATTCGCCTGCTTAAGCGCATCAGAAGCTTTATCGCGCTGAGCTTTGTAGTCGATGGCGTTGCCACGGTAATACAGCGCCATGCATCCGGCTGATATCAAGCCAGCTACCAAGAGCAGCAGCAATCCGATCGTCGCCTTAGATATCATTTGAGCTTTCCGCCAGGCAAAGAGAACGCTCCATGTCGCGGCGGTTCATCAGGCCTTTCCACTTCATGCCCCCGGCGTAAACCCAGCGGCGCAGCTCTTCGCACGCTCCAGCCTGGTCGCCAGCGTTAAGCTTTTTCAGCAGCGTGGATTTGGAGAAGGCGGACGCGCCGACGTTGTAAGTGAAGCTGTAGAGCGCGGCACGGGGATACTCGCCCAGCGGCACCTTCACCATCGAATCGACAGCCTTCTTAACCGGCTGTAGGTCATTCCACATCAGGCGATCGCACTCACGGTCGGTATACTTCTTTCCCTTGACGATGTCCGAACCGGTATGACCATCGCAGACAGTCCATACACCGGCCACATCTTTGTAAGGCTCGTACACACGACCCTCTACTCCATCCTTTCCGCCGAGGAATACCGTTGCGATAAGCATGGCTCCGCCGCCTGCAGCAGCAATAAGCCTGTTGCGCAGTGTGTTAGACATTGCCATTAGGTTAATCCTCGGTGAGGTCGGGCGCGGTGGGCCAGCGTTGCAGCGCTTTAATCTGCGCCATTGTGGCCTTGCGTTTGTAATACCAGTTGATGCCGAGCGTGAATAGCGCAACCAGAATACCGGCCAGCACGCCAACAGCACTCCATTCATCGGGACTTAACCGGGTCAGCAGACCGTTGGCAATTGTCCCGGCAGATGCGCCGTATGCCGCGCCTGATGCCAGTTTGCTCATATCGATACTCATATACACCTCGCTGTTCGCTTGGTGCCGCCTGTAGTCGTAAGAAAAGTGCGCGCACCCCCACACAGCAATGAGGGTCTGAATAAGTTTTGGGATGGCGCAAAAGAAGAAAAGGCCCGCCAAGGCGAGCCCATAAATATTTTTGATTAAATAGCCTGCGAATGATGCCGATAACTCTAGTTTGGAATTATCATATATCCGCGCTTAGCGAGAACATGCCCCACATATTTATTGGCAAGGATTCCCAAAATGTTAAAAAAAATAACTCTTCTATCTGCACTGACTGTTTCAGCATTTTTTCAGCAAGCTCAAGCTGCTGACGCAATTGATGGCTGGACGTATATAAGCAACACTGCCAACTCTAATTTTTATGTCAAAAACGGCACCCTTAAACAAAAACAAGGTGTGCGCTCAATGCTCATACAGCAAGTTCCCAGCTCAAAAACCAGTAACGATGAGGTTTTGTTTAGGCGAGTGTCCATACCTGTTCAGGCATGCCTGGACGAGTATGGCGAAATCTCAATGTATGACTTAGGTGGTAGATTGGTAGCTAAGTTTGATTACGTAAAAGGCGGCTCGAGCGTTGCTGCATTTACTGCCGACCTAATGTGTATCAATGCGGATAAGCCACTTAAGTAAGTTCATATAAAAAAAGCGCCATCGGTTGGTAGCCGCGGCGCTTTTATGTCACTCACTGTGATGGAAATTGTCGCTGCTGGCTCATTTAAGAACACTTACGGCAGCTTACATCCAAATTGTGGCTCATTGGCTCAATGGAGTCAACCCCTACTATGCGACTTTTCTAATTTTCACTACACGTTTGCGATCGTTAAAAGCATTTAGCAGCGGAGTGTAGAGAAGATACAAACTCGCATTAAGTATTTCGTCCACTTCTCGCCGGCAAGTAATCATCGACGGCACGCGATAGCTTTCACCACCGCGACCCGACATTTTGCGAGGACTTGCACACTTGTGGTAGTAAGATGCGATCGCACGCTTGGAAGAGCCGTGAGCGTAGTAACTGAGCAGGATGCCAAGAGCTTTTTTATCGATGCACATGACGGAGTCCACGACCTGAGAAATCAAGAGTCCGTCATCATCGTTGCACATTGGCCGGTATGTATATGATTGTGGTTCAACAGTAGCCATGTATTGCGCTATGACGCTGGTCATGCGCTTTTCCAGCCTTCCTGAATATACCCACGCTCCCCACAGTTCTAACCAGCCATTCAGCCAGTAATGTTGCTCTTTGCTGAGATTAAGCTCGCGTACTGGCATGTTTCACCCCCATGATTTTGGCTGTGTGCTTAATGATTCGGTAATCAACCGGGAAGGTGTTGCGGGTGCGATACATACGCAATAGCTGCCACTTCTGTCTGAGGTAGTCTGGAAGGTGATTCTTGTGATGAGTTTTTATCTTGAAATATTTTTTCTTGAAATCATTTCCATTGGCTATAGCGTATAGCTTTTCCATTTCG